ATTGTTATTATTTGGAGTTACTACACAAGAATTACTACTTATGCCATTTGGGTTTGTAACTGTTGCTGAAGGTATTGATATTGTATTTCCGTTTCGTATAACTCTTGTTCCTGCTCCAGTTGGTCCAGTCCAAGACGGTGTAGATGTTTGATAATTTACAACTTGTTGTGGTGGTTGTACTGCTCCACTTTTTCTGTGAAGCCACATATATAAATTGTAAAATGCAGGATTTGATGTGTTGAAAAAATCCCTAGAAAATAATATATTATTAGCATATCCATTTGCTATTGTATATTTTGCTTCTATTTCTAATATTAGTTCATATAATCTAATTGCAAATTTTAAAGAATTAAAAAAAACTCCTTGCTGCCTTTGGGTTGTAAAAAATATATTATCCTGATTAGATGATATTGCACTACTATAAAAAAGTCTTTGCGTGTGTGTAATTAAAGGAACAATTAATTTACCTGTATTTTGTGTACTTATTAAATACGCTCTTATAGTTTGAAAATCATAATTTAAATCATAATCAGAACTTCCAAAAAGTAATGAACCTAATTTATCATCACCTAAAACATCAGGTAACTCAACAGTATTTCCAAAGAATGTAATTTTATAAGTGTGTGCTAAATTGTTTTTTAAATTAACTCCTTCTAATTTAATACGTCCACTTTTAAAAGGTATTGTATTTAATTCTATTCTACCTGCTTTTTTTAATCTTGCATCATAACCGCCTATAATATCAAAGTTATAATAATGTTTAAAAATTTTATTATTATTAGGACTTGCAGGAACAGAAAAAGTTTTTGAAAATGATGTAAATATTTTAGCTACATCTTTAATGTTTTGAATTGTTTCCGTTAATGAAACAGATTCATCTTTAAATAAATCTAACCTATCACTTTCTATATATAGCTGTAGCTTTTGCATTATCTAATGTTATTTATATAGTCTGCTGCTTCTTCAAATTCCATTGTGTATTCTATTAGCCTATTATTTACAGATGTCTTTTTTTCTATAGAAGAATTTATAACTGTAAAAGGTAAAACTACTTTTGTTGTTTGTTGTGTTTTTGTAATTTCTATCCAAACATATTCACTTAACAATAATTGTTCAAAAAATTCTACAGCAAATTCAGGGTAATATCCTGAACTTAATTTTATAGTTCTTTTAGCTTGTGTATTAAATAATTTTCTTGGTGCATTTTGTAAATTATAATCATCAGCACTAGCGTCATTATTATTTAATGTATTGGATTTATAATTTTCGTTTGTTCTGTTAACATTTGTTTCTGTTTTTAAAAAAAACCATAATTCCTGCTGTACACCATATTTATTTATAAACCATAACTTGTTTCCTATTCCGTATTTAGTGCAGTCTATTCTATTTATTTTTAATGTACTTCCTCCTTGTGATACTGTTGTAGCTGTTGTAGAATATGAAGCTGTTTGTATATTTCCGTTTGATTCCATATAAGCTACTTTACCTGCTTGACTAAATGGTGTAAATATTTCAAATAACCCTGTACTTGGATTCTCTGCTAATAACCATCTATTAGTTCCGATATTTTCAAATGGTACAATTGGATTTGCTAATTCTTCAAAAAGTCCATAGGCCTCTAAACCTATATCATTAAAAGTTGATACTGGACCAATCAATGCACCTGCTGCATTAAGTGCTTGTAGCTTGGATTGAATTACAATACTATCCGAATAATCTGTTGCTGAATAACTAATGTTTAAATAATCCCTAGCAAGTTCTGAAATATCAAAGTTTGTAGTAAAGCCATCTTCACCAAATTTTTCTATTGTATATCTTAACGTTCCACCTATTAATAAAAGCAATTGTACTTTTACAGTTGCTGATTCATTACTTTGATGAAACTTAAATTGTGGATTTCTTAATGCAATATTTGCCATTGTTTATTTTTTTGCTCCAAAGACCATTTGTGATTCTATATCTGAAACAAATGCTTTAGCTAATTTTAATTCGTATTTTTTTACTCCTGCATTAAAAGGTCTTGAAAAAAAAGTTGTGGCTTTAAGTCCTTGAAAATATATTTTCTTAACTATTAAATAACGCATCGATTTAAAACTAATAAAACGTCCTAAATCATCTCTCCACCTAAAGTTCTTTTTTTTTAACCATTTATCAATACCTTTATTTAAACCCCCTTTTGGACCAGTTCCTGAACCGTATTGAAATTTCTTTAACATATTAGATTGTGCAGCTCTTGTTTCAGGATATGTGCTGTTTACACCCTTCACACCTTTGTCAACATATATACCATAATCTTGCATCATAAATTCTACAAGTATAGCTGTATCATCTTCTAATATTTGGTACTTAAGTGAGTTGTATAAATCACCTCCACCTTTATCTTTTTTAGTTAGGTTTGATTTTGATTGCTGAATAACATATTTAGCGTAATCAGTCATTACAGATTTCAAATTTTTCATTTCCATCTAGCAAATGTATATGTCATTATAAATCACTATATCCATTGTTGCGGTCCATCCTGCTAACATATTAGTAAACCTGTCGTAGAATGGCTCTAAATTAGCGTTACCCTCAAGTTGGTACATATCTGTATGAAGGTCACCCATTCTTAACCGTTGTATCAATCTATTTAAAACTGCTAATTGTGTGTTTAAAATATCTTGTTCGTTATTGTTGCCTCTAAAAAAATCTACTGTTTCATCTTTGGATTGGTTTACAATATCCATTGCTAAAACGCTAATATTAAATCTTAGTACTTGTTCTTCATCTGTTACACTATTTATAATAATATGACCCATAGGAAATATATCCTGCTTGTTTAAATTCACATCACTAATGTCACCAGTAGTACAAGTATTTATATTTACATCTTGCAACAATTGTTGTTTTATAGTTTCTGTCAATTGGTAAAAACCTCTTACACCCTGATTTGCCATTATTTAAAATTCTTTTTTATTTTCTTTGATTCTAATTCTGCTTTTTCTTTCATATATTCTAACGTATATAAACAAGTATGTACGTTTAATTTAGTGATATGTTCAAGTCGTCTAATATCGTTTTGAGCGAGTCCAGTGAACAAGCTTTGATACCATCCGTATTTTCTTGAAAAATTTGTTGATGCATCGAGTTGTCCTTCTGATACTCGTCCAAATAATTCACTATAGTTTTCGATAAGTCTATCTCTAAATTGTATAAAAAAAAAACTGCACCTAAGACAATATCTATAGGAATTTGATTTAGCTTTTCTTTTGTGTCTATATCGTAATCTTTTATTAAATATTGTTTACCTATCTTTTCTTTAATAGGTCTATATAAAACATTCATAGCTGTTTGCATATTGTCCCAGTCTCCGATGTATGTATCTAAGTCTATATATTCACCCAAAGACATTTCGTCAAAATCAGGTATCATACCGTATTCAATACCATTCATTTTAAACGTTCTAATTAAATTAGGTTGTTTATCAAACATCTTATTTAAAACCTCTACAATTTTATCTGCATCAAATACTTTTAAAAGCCTTACAGATTTACCATCTAGGTTACAAAATATTTCAATCATTTTGCATTGTAGAAAATAAGGGTCAGTATTCTTTTCTTGAATTTTAAGAAACTTTTGGTACTGCTTTAGTGTTATTTCAGCTAAACTGTTTGGAATGTTTAATTCTGTTTTCATATATATATAACGTATTTAAAGTAAGATTTTACAATATACAAAAATAATAAAAAAAGGCAGCCATTTCTGACCACCTTAATTTGTTTAAAAAAAACTACTTACTATAACATACTTGCATTAAAACAGCTTTGACTACAATATTCTTTATCGTGATGTAGAGGTTTTCCACATTCTGAACATTCATATTCAGGTTGTTCTGCAGGGTCTAAAAAATCATACCATTCTGACATATCTATATATTAAAGATTAAACTGATTAATGACCTACCTATAAAATAAGTTGGAATCACTACAAGCATAATTACCTGTAATTTTTTAAATTGCTTTCCTAACTTTGCTGCTTTGTTTAATGTTTTCATTGTTCTGTTTTTAAAATGGGATGCTCTATGTTGCTCCGTAACGACCAAGTTTAAAAAACTAATAGTTACACCCCATTATTTATTTAGTTATAATTAGTTTGATTTTAAATAAGTAGATATTGACCATTCAATATCATAACCTTTTTTAACCACCTCTACCACTTCGTTAAATGTAGTAAACATTATTATATCTTGAAATGATAAGTTTTTATATAATGGCATTAAATTAATTTTAGTTATTATTGAGTTTTCTAAATTTGACATTTTAAGTTTGTTTGTTTTGTTCCCTACAAAGATAATACTTTATTTGTTATAAACAATAAATTTTATAACTTATTATTTAAGAAATGTAATATGTCCCTTTATTTGGGTTTTGTAATTGGTAAGATATAGCATATCTGACAGCATCCAAAAGATGATTCCATTTGTCTTGTGGTGTTTTTGATTTTTTTTCTAACCAAGAATAATTGTTTAGTTCTTTAATTAAGTTGATACTATTATTATCTACTATTAAATCGTAATCTTG